ACCACCGGATCAATTTATATGACGGGTGGTATAGAAACCGTTGACCATATTGATTTTTCACTTACGGCAAATCCTACACATGATGAGGGTAGAATACATTGGTATGATGATGCCAAAACTTTAGGAATAGATACTGGCCAAGATAACTTTATGATTGAAGTTGGTGCAATGACCGTTATTAGGGGTAAAAATACAAATACTTTTACTTTAACAAAAGGAATGGTTGTTTATATAAATGGTGAGGCCGGACAAAGACCGACATTCACAACATCAAGTATGATATCAGAGACCTTATCCGCTAGAACGATGGGCGTAGTAGCTAGTAATATAACTGCAAATAATAGTGGTTTTGTAATAATGAATGGGGTGTTGAGGGGTATAGATACATCAATGTACACAGCAAACACAGAGTTATATCTTTCTTCATCCGGCAAATTTTCAAACCAAATACCTGTTGCACCAAACCACAATGTCAGAATAGCCAAAGTTTTATCATCCGCGGTAAATGGTTCTATATATGTTTATGTAATGAATGGATTTGAATTAAACGAATTACACGACGTACTAATATACACAGGATCACTTAAAGATGCGGCAACTAACAACGGTGGAAGTTTATTATACAGGTCATCATCTGTGTGGACTAATAATCCTAATGTAAGATTGGCAGAGTCTACGATGATATTGGCAAGTGTATCTTCATCTTATAATTTTGCAAACGATACAGCAGCACAGGCGGGTGGAATACCAACAGGCGGACTATATCATACAAATGGAACTATTAAAATTAGATTGGTCTAATTAAAATTTTTACCCCTATTTTTTATTCTTATATTTATAGTAGTATAACTCTATAAATTTATAAATAATGTCTGTAAACACATATTGGTCTGGCTCAACCTATAACTCATTCTTATTAGCATCATCATCTGCGGAAGCAACTCCATTTGGAATTTATGATAATGATTCTGATTTTAAAACAGATGCGCCAAAGACGGCCGTCTGGGTTGCAAAAAGACTTGGATATCCAATTGTTAATGTGGAATTAGATAATCCGCAAATTTGGGCATGCTTTGAAGAAGGTGTATCCGAATATTCTGCACAAGTTAATCAATTTAATCTCCGTAATAACCTTGATATTTTAAGAGGCCAACCAAAAGAAGCATTTGGTGGTAGATCAAATTATTCACAAACGCTTGTAGATGGTTCTTTTTTACCAACAATAATTCGTATGTCTCAACAATACGGAACATTGGCCGGAGTTGGAGGAAATACAACTATAAAAAAGGCATATATTAATGTAACGGAATCCGTACAAAGATACGATTTAATGACAAGTGCAGTTGATACGGTTACATCACAATCATTTGCAACCACATTTTCGGGAAGTTCTACAATTGATGTAGTAAAAGTTTTTTATGAAGCAGTACCGGCAATAACAAGGTTTTTTGATCCATATTCCGTAGGCGCACAGGGAACTCTTAATTTAATTGGTGAATTGGGATTTGGTAATTATTCGCCAGCAGCACAGTTTTTAATGATGCCTATTTATGAGGATTTATTAAGAATGCAGCACATCGAATTTAACGACCACATTCGCAAATCAGCATTTACGTTTAATATAGTTGATAATAAATTGGAGATATTCCCTGTACCAACTACAAGATCACCTAAAAAAATATATTTTGATTATATTAGTAGGGATGAATTTGAACATGATTCACAAACAATCCAATCCGAATCCCTATCAGATTATTCGGACATACCATATGATTTTATTCAATATAGTAAAATAAACGAAGTAGGTAAGCAGTGGATTAGAAAATACACTTTAGCATTGTGTAAAGAACTATTGGGAGCAATTAGGGAGAAGTATAATTCGGTTCCAATTCCAGATGGTGATGTGACATTGGATGGTGCAGCATTGCGATCAGAAGCACAGGTTGAAAAGGATGCACTTATTACACAATTGAGAGAAAATTTGGAGGAGATGAGCAGGATTAAAGTGATGGAAAATAAAGCACATGAAGCGGATCATCAGCAACAAATGTTACAAAAAGTACCATTAAAAATATATGTAGGATAATATGCCAAAGTTTATGTTAGATAGGGACTTGCAACTTTTTAGAAGTTTAGCAAGGGAATTAGTAGACACTGTAATAGAGAATACTTGTGTTTTATTTAAAGTAAATTTAAAAGAAACGAAAGTAAATATCTATGGTGAATCTACTAATAAAACTTGGCATCCTGGAGTGCAGTTGTATGTTCTAATTGATAAAGATCCGGAAACGGCAGTATACGAAGGATTTGGATCAGATAACCAACAAAACATAAATTTTAAATTTGATAGATTATTATGTGAAGAAAGAAACGCATATCCGGAAATTGGTGATATTATTTATTTTGATAATTCATATTATGAAATAGATAATACTAATGAAATACAATTTGTTGGTGGTTTGCCTGGAGAAAATAGTGAAAGAAATTGGAGTATAGTGTGTTCTACATTTATGGTAAGTAAAGCAACACTTAATATTGAAGAAAGAATTAACTAAAATATATGTCTACGAATCCGCTAAGAAATAATCAGAGGATAACCCAAACAAAGACCTCAAAGCAGGACTTAAAACAAAGTGTAACTCTATTTGATATAGATTACGCAATGATGACTCATTTGGAAGATACAATATTACCAATTTTGGATGAAAATGGTAAATCTTTGAAAATACCTGTAATCTATGGTAATTCAGAAAGATGGAATGGTGCAAGAAGGGAGGGTGTGTTTAGAGATAGTAAGGGAAAAATCCAACTCCCATTAATGATGATTAGAAGAACTAGTGTTGCAAAAAATGAATCTATGGCTATGTTAAATAGGCATATATCATATTCAACCATTAGAAAGTATTCAAAAGAAAACCGATATGATAAATTTAGTTTATTAGGATCTAATATTAAACCAAAATATGAATTGTTCAATGTTACAATGCCGGACTATGTTGAAATAAACTACGATTGTATGGTTTGGACAAACTACACAGAACATCTAAACACCGTTATTGAACAATTACAATTTGCTGGATCATATTGGGGAGATAAAGAAAAATTTAAATTTAACACATCGGTAGGTGATTTTAATGTTGTAAATGAGGTAGGTGAAGGAACGGAAAGAATTAATAGAGTTGAGTTTTCATTGAATGTTAAAGCATATTTACTACCGGAAAAATTTGATGGTGAAAATACTACAAAAAAATCATTTTCAACTAACAGATTTGTTGTATCAACTGAAACGGATTTGACAGCAAATGGAAGATTGGAAGGGTTTTTAACCACACCTTCACCGTATTATGATAATAAAGACCTTATAGATTTCTTATCATTAAATACTAGTAAAGTACAAAATCCTGTAGCAAATAATACAATAACATTTGCAGGAATCAAACCAATAAAAGCCCCACCACTTTTAACATCGGTAGTATCAGGCACAATAACAATAAGTGGTGAACCATATGATATAAAAGTTTATATAAATGGAGTTAGGTATTACTATACTACACATTTTACAATATCTTATGTAGTTGCAACCGGAAATTTTACTATAAACTTTTTACCACTAATTTTGGGATTTGATGTCGATACCAATGATGAAATAACTATAACAGGAAAATTCATAGAAATATAATGAAAAGAACCTTACTTGATATAACACAAAAAATATCCAGAAAAGTGGTTGGTGTTGTATTAACTCCAATGGACTTACAAGATTCAAATTACTGGATATTTGAGGCAAAAAATTATAGATTCAATGATATATTACGAGAGGTGGAGTATAGAAAAACACAAGATAGAATTTCTATTCATATAAATACACAAAACATATCTAATAGAGATTTTTTAGTTGAAGAAGGAAAAACTGGAATAATAGTAAAATTTATAAAAAGTAATTTTCAATATGAGTTGGACAATGGTGATGAAATTTATTTAAAAGGAGATATAGAAAAATATGCTTAATAAATTTAATGCAGCTGCAAAAAAGCTTAATAGAGTTTTACCAAAAATAAATCCGAATAATCTAAACGATGATTTGTATTTAACAGGCAGCCTATTGAATATAAATTTACCAAGCACATCATCATATCAATCAAATGTAAAATCAAATCCAAATCCAACAAAATTAGTAAATAATAAAAGTAAAATAGAAGAATTTCATAATGAAATTTTACAATTTAGTGGAAGAACTATGAAAAAAGGAATTGATTCATACTCCACCGAAGGATTTGGAAAATTAATTATAAATAATATTAAATTAGATTATGGAACGGAGGGAGTATCTCCGGATAATTTTGAAGTATTGGTTGCTGGATTGCATTTACCTGGAGATTATATAGTATCGGAAGTTGGTAACGATGTTGTGGTAACTTTAAATGATTCTTATATAGATTTTAGTGGTGATGTTAATATTAATAATATTTATGTTATAGGTAAGTTTATAAACATATAAAAATAGTATGGCAACATTAATACAACTAAAACAAATAGAAAGTAGTTCATTTCTTATTCAAGCCGCAGAACTGGCAGCAACATTTACACAATCTGTAAAAGATGTGATAAATATAGTTGGAACAGTTTCATCATCTGCTCAACTTACAAGTTCATTGGATTTGAGATACGCATTAAGTGGAACTGTTGGTGGTGGAGGTGGTGATTGGTCAACCATTACAGGAATACCACAAGGAATAATATCAGCATCAACACAATTGGATGGTAGTACATTAAGAAACATAACAATATCAACCACAGATGCCGATCATTACTCATTAATAGTTAGTGGTGCTATAGGTGTGGTAGATGCTACAGACTTATCGGGAAGTATAGATGGAGATTTGGATACGACAGTTCCTGCTCAAATTTATTTAACAGGTTACCCACTTCCGACGGACCCGGCAGTTAGCGGAAGTTCCGAAGCAAACATAATTGATCAAGGTGAGTGGTAATCAAAAAAAAATGATATTTATATATTGAATAACCCAAATCAACATTTTAACGGAGAATAAGCATGGCACAAATAATTAAACACAGACGTGGTAGTTTAGAATCGCTAACTAACGTAACATCATCTTTATCAAAAGGTGAATTAGTAATAGCGTCAGGATCATCCAATATATCACCTACAAACGGATCATCTATTGTGTTTGCCGCAGTAGAAAATGGACAAGTCCAGGCCGTAAATAGATTTATGAGAGGAACAACTGTTCCTAATACATTTTCAAATGCCGCATATAATGGTTTAGTAAATGGAGTTCCGTACTATGTTAGTGCATCAAACGTTACACCAACTTTATATTTGTTGGGAACAGGTGCAAACGAAGCTATAGATTTAATTGGTAACATACAACCATTTTCCACATCAGTTGATGCAAGATTGGATGCAGTAGAAGCATCAGTAGGTGGTGGTGGTAACCTTGCAAATTCTATCACATTAATAAACTCATTTACCGCATCGGCCGGAATAAGACTTACAAATTTAGAAAGTAAATCCGCATCGGTAGATATTTCTATAACTAACTTAAATGCAAGTTCGGCATCACAACAAACAAGCATCAATGCAATAAACATTGTAACGGCAAGTTTAGAATCCTTTACTGCATCGACAGTAACAAGATTAACAAATTTAGAAACTAAATCGGCATCCGTCGATATTAGTGTATCTAATCTAAACACATATACCGCATCGGTAAGTGTTAGTGTATTCAATATAAATTCGTTCACTGCATCTGCAAGTGGCAGTATCTTTCATCTCAATGCAAGTTCTGCTTCTCAACAAACAAGCATTAATGCACTAAATAATAGTAGTGCATCATTAAATACGTTTACCGCATCTGCATCTACAAGATTAACAAATCTTGAAACTAAATCGGCATCTGTTGATATTAGTATTAGTAATATAAACTCATTCACCGCCTCTACTGCGACGAGCATAACAAACTTAAACGCAAGTTCAGCATCGCAGCAGGTGAGTATAAATGCATTAAATACATATACGGGGTCAAATGATACCACAAATACGGCACAAAATAGTAGATTAACATCTTTAGAAAATAGAACAGGATCATACGCTACAACAGGATCTAATACATTCAACGGAACGCAAATTGTTAGTGGTTCACTTTATGTAACTCAAGATTTAATTGTAATTGGATCATCATCTATTTCAAACATAAGTGCAAGTGTACTTAACATTGGAGATAATCAAATTACACTAAATACATTTACACCAGCAATTAGATTTGGTGGAATAAGTGTAATAGATTCTGGATCAACCGGTGCAACTGGATCTTTGTATTGGGATTCTTTAAATAACCATTGGTTATATGAACACCCATCGGGAGCAAACGAAGGATACAATTCTGCAATTCTAATATCCGGTCCTAAAAATACAGGAACATTAGGAAACGAAGCAACATTGATAAGTGGTTCAATAATGTTGGCAAGTGGTGAAGATCACGTATCGGGTTCAATAATGAGTCAGGCGGATAATAATTCAAAAATTACTATTGCTGGTGGCTTAGATGTAACGGGTACAATTAGTGGTTCTATAAATGGAATTGGAAACGTAACAGCATTCTCACAATCGGTTGATAGTAGATTGGATTCGGTAGAAGCTTCTATAGGAGGGGGTTCGGTAGGTACATCTATTAGTGCATTGAATAATAGTACGGCATCATTAAACGCATTCACAGCATCTGCAAGTAGTAGACTTACAAATTTAGAAACCAAGTCAGCATCCGTTGATGTTAGTGTATCTAATTTAAATACTTATACTGCATCTGTGAGTACAAGTGTATTTAATATAAATGCATTTACAGCATCCGCAAGTGGTAGTATATTCCATTTAAACGCAAGTTCGGCATCACAGCAAACAAGTATTAACGCATTAAATAATAGTAGTGCTTCGTTAAATACTTTCACTGCATCTGCGAGTACAAGACTTACTAATTTAGAAACCAAGTCAGCATCGGTTGATATTAATATAACAAATATACACAGCTTCACCGCATCGGTAAGTACAAGTATATTTAATATTAACACTTATACCGCATCCGTAAGTAGTAGTATATTTAATCTCAATGCAAGTTCGGCATCGCAGCAGACTAGTATAAATGCACTAAACGTTACATCTGCATCATTAAATACTTTCACCGCATCCGCAAGTACAAGACTTACTAATTTAGAAACTAAATCGGCATCTGTCGATATTAGTATATCTAACTTAAATAGTTACAGCGCATCCGTAAGTAATAGTATATTCCATTTAAATGCAAGTTCCGCATCACAACAGACTAGCATAAATGCAATAAATACCGTAACTGCAAGTTTGCAAACATCAACTACGGCATTAAATACGTTTACGGCATCGGCAAGTACAAGACTTACTAATTTAGAAACTAAATCCGCATCCGTTGATATTAGTCTTGCATCAATAAACTCATACACATCATCTTTAAAAACGGCAATCGATGTAAATGGTGCAAATCTTATAGTGTTAGGAGATTTGACAGTTCAGGGTAGCACAGTTACGTTAAATACTACAGAACTTGTAGTGGAAGATAAATTGATAGTGTTAGCATCGGGATCAACTACAACCGCTGCAGCTAATGGTGCGGGAATATTCATTTCCGGAGCAAATGCATCGTTTACATACGCAAACACTGCAAACGCGTGGACAGCAAATATACCATTTAGTAGTTCCGCATTTACTGGTTCATTTAACCTACCAACGGGTGGTTCAAGTAAAAGAATCGCATTTAGAGAAACAAATGGTAATTTGGATTTGGTAACTGCACCGACGGTAGATGGTGATATATTACAATGGAATGGAACGGCATTTACTATGAGTAATGTGATAGATGGTGGTTCATTCTAATCATTATAAATTATAAAAATAAAAACCCTTCAACCGAAGGGTTTTTTTATTTAAATAACTAATATTTATTGAAGTAGTATATACTACATTTTTGTTGTTATATAACATTTTTTAAGTAGATACCATAGATATGGCCCAAACAATTGTATTAAGACGTTCTGCGCAAACTGGAAAAGTACCAGGAACATCATCTTTAAATTTAGGAGAAATTGCAGTAAATACCTACGATGGTAGAGTATTTTTTAAGAAATCGGGCTCAATCGAATCTATTGAACATTTAGTAACAACAAATTCAATCACAACTGGATCAATTACGTTAACAAAAACAGGATCTTTTGGTGAATTGATAGTAGTACAAGATGCAAACTTTCAAAGGGATATATTTGTTACCAGAGATATAGTTGGTAATGGTGATATTGATGTTTTGGGGTCATTGACTGCATCTTTAAGTAACGGGTATATTTGGGTTGGTAATAGTTCTAATAGAACACAGTTATTAGCAACATCATCTTTAGTACCGGGAAATATATACATAACATCTTCGGTAAATGCACCATCGACCATATATGATAATATGATATGGTATGATAGTGATACCGGAAAATCATACATACGATATAATGATGGTACTTCAACACAATGGGTACTACAATCTGATCCAACAATAAATACCGGTCCAACTTTATTAACTTTACAAGAAGTTACTGATATTGGATATACTACCGATAATCCAATAATCATAACAAATACTACAAATGCAACATCATCTGGATCGGGTGCATTAATTATGAGTGGTGGAATTGGTGTATTGGGTGATGTTTGGGCTAGGAAATTTTATGGAGATGGAAGTGGATTGACGGGTGTGGTTGCAAGTTATACCGAAACGGATACATTAGACTCTGTTTTGGGTAGAGGAAATTCATCAGCAAACTCAATAGTATTAACTGGTACTACAAATGCAACATCTAAAGTTACGGGAGTAATCAGAGTGGCGGGCGGTATCGGTATATCAAAAGATATCTATGCAGATAATTTGGTTTTGAGTGGTACATTAACGGCATCACTACAAACAGGATACGCAATAGTAGGAAATTCCAATGGAACTGCAAGTGCAGTTGCAACATCATCATTTTCTACATTATTACCTTCAGGTCTATTATCATCATCGAATAATACATTTGCGGCATATACAGCATCAACTAATACATTTACCGCATCAATTAACACATTTACTGCATCTGCTGGTATACGACTTACAAATTTAGAAAGTAAATCTGCATCGGTTGATATCAGTATAATAAATTTAAATAGTTACACCGCATCGGCAAGTAGCAGTATCTTCCATTTAAATGCAAGTTCAGCATCTCAACAGACTAGCATAAATGCAATAAATACTACAACCGCAAGTTTATTAGTTGAAACTGCAAATTTGGAATTATTTACTGCATCGGCAAGTAGCAGTATCTTCAATTTAAATGCAAGTTCTGCATCGCAGCAGACTAGCATAAACGCATTAAATAATTCATCAGCATCATTAAATACTTTTACATCATCGGCTGCAGTACGACTTACTAATTTAGAAACCAAGTCAGCATCGGTTGATATTAGTATAGCAAACATACACACATTTACCGCATCGGTTAGTACAAGTATATTTAATATTAACGCATATACTACTTCTGTAAGTAGCAGTTTATTTAATCACAATGCAAGTTCCGCATCACAGCAGACTAGCATAAACGCATTAAATAATAGTACCGCATCATTAAATACATTTACAGCATCTACTGCGGTAAGACTTACTAATTTAGAAACCAAATCCGCATCAGTTGATATTAGTATAACAAACTTAAATGCAAGTTCCGCATCGCAGCAGACTAGTATAAATGCATTAAATATCACATCTGCATCATTAAATACATTTACAGCATCTGCAAGTACAAGATTAACAAATTTAGAAACCAAATCAGCATCAGTTGATACAAGTATTTCTAATCTTAACTCATTTACAACATCTGTAAATACCGCCGTAATTTTCAATGGTTCCGATTTAATTGTAAAAGGAAACTTTTATGTTAGTGGATCTACGACATATATAAGTTCATCTACATTGAATATTGGTGATAATATTATAGAACTAAATTATGGTGGTACACAAACTATCGCAGGTATATACGTTAAAGATGCAACCGCATCATCTTTAGTATCTGGATCATTGTTATGGGATGGAACGAATGATTATTGGATAGCCGGCAAATCCGGATCAGAAAGTCGTATTTTATTAGCAAATG